AGCCTCTCGAATAAGCCAAAGTCTGCGATGCCGCCTGAGCTTTTGTACTTATCTCAAAGTAAAGATCATCAATAAATTTTAAACATTCCTCGCTTCCATAAGGAATTTTTAACTGATAAAGCATGTCGGCCAGCCCCATTGTCCCAAGGCCGATAGAACGCCAATCTTTTGTGACCTTATCAATTTCTGGCAACGGGAGATGGTTGACAGTTATCATGTCATCCAAAAATCGTACCGCTAATTGAATTGTCGCATCCAGTTTAGCCTTATCTAAGGCTCCATCCTTAACCATGTGGGACATGTTAAGGCTTGCAAGATTACAACTATTTCCCGCAATTCCGACAAATTCCGCGCAAGGGTTGGATAGCGTCGTTCTTCCAGCTTGAGGGTTAGGATTGTCACGATCCATGTTGTCTGTAAAACTTATACCTGGTTCGCCAGTTTTCCATGCGTGTTCCATAATCTCCGCATATAGTTCTCTGGCCGACAGGACTTTATATATTACAGTTGGTAATTTTTTCTCTTTCCATTTTGTTATGTCTCCATCCCATTCGTTGTTATAAATCTCTTTACACTTTGAATAGTCAGGAAACTCAAGCGCCCATTGAAAATCATCTCTTACGGCTTCCATAAATCTGTCGGAAAGCGCGACAGAGATATTCATATGGGTTAAAACCTCAGTATTGTCCTTACATTTTATAAAGTCCAGAATATCAGGGTGGAAATCTGATAAATCTATTTTGATAGCGCCTTTTCGGAGGTTATTCCGCGTCCATATATCAGCGGATAAATCAAATAGTTCCATAAAACTCAATGGCCCACTTGACATACCGCCCGCTGTTTCCACAACCGAACCCGCTGGCCGAAGTGCGCTTATATTTAAACCAACTCCGCCATTCATTTGAAAAATGGCCGACATTTTAGATTGGACTTCACAAATTGATTCTCTGCTATCTTTTATATCCAAGATAAAGCAGCTAGATAGCTGTTGATTACTACTTCCCGCATTGATAAGACATGGTGTTGACGGTATAAAGTCCATATCACGTATTGCTTTATAAAATAATTTGCAGTATGTGGATTGCAGTTCTTCGCTTTCTGCCATTGATATTGACTTTGCCACACGCTTCGCGATATCGCCCCAAGTTTTTTCGCCGGTATGTAAGTAGCCTTTTTCTAGTAAAGTTTGTGTGTTGCTTGTGATTACTTTTTAACCTCCATATAAATTGAATATCCAATATTAAATAGTCCGAATGCGCCTTTAGAAATAAGCTCTCCAAAGGATATCAGTAAACGCGCCCCTGAAATTTGGTTTCCTATTCGCAAAAATCAAATAAAAGTGGACAGCCGCTATTTTATAATAGACGCCATATAATAGATGCCACTATCATTATGGCGCCTAAGAAAGTTATCTGAATAAGCGCGCGATTCATCTTATGAAAACTTTGATCTATATCTTCATTCTTGAGTTCAGGAAAGTGATCTAGTAGCATATTTAACGTTTTTTGTTCTTTATGGGATTTATATCGTTGACCAAATGCCCACACAACTACCAAAATTCCAATAAAACGCGCTATCCCAAAGAAGATATTCATAGTATGAATCCTTTCTTATTTCTGGTTGCAATCGAATCGTTATTTATATTGAGCCATAATTGCTGTAATAAATAATAAAATTCCAAGTAATAAAATTGTTCGTAAGGAGTATCGCCTGCTTTTAATGCTATCTTTGAAACTGCTTTTTAATTCCGATTGTAGTCCATCAGGAACTTTGTCCCGCGATTCGTCAATAGCCTTAAAAATTATTTTTTCAATGTGATTGATGTGTATAAGTTTATTTATACTCATCATGGCAATAAACGTTGCTAAAACTTTCACAGCAAAGTAGTAGTAATACCGCATGGCAACTCTCCCCATATGCCTACGCCCGCATTGGTAAAACTAAATATTCATAATCAGAATTACTCCCACGGAAATACGCGGCTTTTGTTGATCCTGACAATCCAATTTCTATTGTGTCATCTTCAATAGCTTTCATAATGCCGATCAAATAATCAATATTGAAATGTATTGTTATATGTTCGCCGGTTACAGACGCTTCAACTTCATCGCGGGCGCGGCCAATTGAGTCTCCAACTGACAATATCAAGGAGTTCGCTTCTTGCTCAAGCTTGACTCTATTGGATGATTTTGTGGCGATAATTTTCATTCTCTCCAAGCTATCAAGTAAACCTGCCGCATCCGTTTCAATTTTTGTTGAAGAAGCAACATTAAAATATGTTGAGTAGTCTGGATATAAATCAGCTATCAGCCGCATAGTAACTGTCCATCTGATAGATTCAATAATAAAATGATAATCCGTTGTCATGAATCTAAGCATTGCGATGGATTTAGGATTCAATAATTTAAGAAGCTTATTTGCGCATGAGCCTTGAAACAAGATCTTGTTGTCATTATTGAAATCCGATTCGATATACCTGCGTGATACTCGAAAGCCGTCCGCGGTAGTAGCAATTAATCTGCTGTCTGATGTTTCAATAAATACGCCGCCAAGTGCTGGTTGCATTCCTTCTGTTGGACAAACTGAAAATATTGTGCCCTTAAGAAGCTTCAGAAAGTCTTGTTCATTTATGCCGGTGAAATCAGAATTAATATCGTCCATCTTGACCAGCGGAAATTTGTCCGCGTGCTGGCCGAAGATTTTAGCATGAAATTTGCCTGATGAAATCTCAAATCCGTTTTCATTGCCTGAAAGAATAATTGTTTCAGCGGGTAATTTCGCCGCCATATCTGATAACAGTTTGGCTTCTATTGCGACAGCGCCGTGTTCTTCCACCTCGCATATTATTCTGGATGATTCAACTGACATTTCCAGATCTGTCGCGGTCAGTTTCAAACCGTCATCGTTCGCCGATAGCAAAATGCATTTGGTAATCGGCATTATATCCCTTGTGTTAACAGCGTTTTTGACAAGCTTAATCGCTTCTAAAAATTCTGTCCTGTTTATTGTTAATTTCAAGTTTTGGGCCTGTCTCCTTTGTCCCTTTTAAAGCAGTCATATATCAGGTATACCGCCATAATTAGCAGCAAGCCTGATAGTAATTGAAATAATATAAACACATTACACCTTTCTATTTTATTTTTTTTCCATTATATTCAAATATAATAATATAGTTAGAACCACAATGATCACACTTAATATCATTATAGTTATGAGGACGGCATAGGTTTCTTTGTAATGCCTTCGTATATCCCGCTTTGTTACCGTTAGCTGTAAATTTTCGCACAGCTTATTGAAATGTTTCTCGGAAAATATAGCGTTAAATAAAGAACTATTGGCAAAAGTAAAGGCGAATATCGCAATGCCCCTTATTATGGTAATGAAAACAATCATACCCTACGGCGCCCCCTGATATTGGTTTAGTGCGTATCGTTAAATTTAGTTGTCTCTAAGCCCCAACTATCCCATCCGGGAATCTGTTGGCGAGCGAAAAGCTCAATGCGCGGCCTATCACCTAAGAGTTTAATAATTTTATCCCGAACAATATCTGGCTTCTTGCTATGCGCTTCGACCGGCGTTTCAATAATCTGGTGGACCGCATGGGACACAACCATTTCGGTTGCTTTGGTATTCTTGCTTATACCGAGCAGACATACCTCGCTATTTGCACGAGTATAAGCCCCCATCCCCCAAAAATATGTATCACTCTGTCTGTTTTTTTTAACCCAGACAAATGAGGCTGTTTTGTAAGCGAAACCCCATGCTTCAAATACCTTGAGTGCTTCCCCGATATTAGGGAAAGTCGCCCACATGAAACAAATCGCATTATCGGTTGAGATACTTCTTACTGGTAATGCGCATATTTCGTCGGTTGACATAGTATCATAGTGCTGCTTCGCCATCCCCCTGCTGTTTGTCTTACTTCCGCTCTGCCTGTATTCCCAAGGAGGATCACAGTACACGATTTCATATTTCTTATTTGGTAATTCTATCGTGTGTTAGTCCCCTGTAGGCAAACCAATAATATCCGGCATCTCTACCATTGATTCTATGATTTTGCGTATGTCAGCCAAATCGTTAAGTTCATCCGCGTAACAAACAAATTCCCCTGTTCGTAAATCAAATAATCGGGCGCCGTTCATCTTCATATTGTCCGACGTGCATAGCCTGGCAAATTCAAACTCCATTACCTTGCCGCGCTGGGGTATTCTATACGGCCTGCCTATGGCGTTGTATTTTTTTATGTAAAATGTGTTCTGATAATCACGCTCGCCTAATACTGATTCAAAATAATTTGCGTCGAGAGCTTTATCAGTCAAGAAATAGCAATTTTGATATCGGCAACCTTCTTGCTGGTTATGCCGACATTCCAGTATGATGCATTGCTTCATTTATTAAGATATCCTTTCATATTCTTGCAAATATAAGCGTCCTGTTTTGCTTGTGAAATAATTCTTCATCTGAATAATATCGAGTTTATTAATAGGGCATTTATCATATGCTGCCGCATAGATATTCATCTTCGCGATCTTCCCGGAGCCTATAGATTTTAAACTCAATAAGTACCCCCATACTTTGCCATCAGATTTTAAAGGAAAGACATTCTGAACAAACAGTTTTAGTCTATCTTCCTTACGGCCTGTAGCGATATCAACATACCCAAGAATTTCGGATTGGTACGCAATCTTCTCTTTATAATCAGCATCCGGCAAGTTAAGCGTGTGTACATAGGATTCACACTCAGCCATAATGGATTCAATATCATTAAGTTTGAGGTTCTTGCTTTGAGATCCATCTTTATTAATTGAATTTGAATATTTCATAAAGATTTCGAGCAAGTTTGGATCGTCTATCTTACCTAACGATACCGATTTCGCGTTGCCCTGCCTTAAAAAGTCGAACAATTTAGTTATCCTTAATAGTTCATTGATATTTCCAAACCGCGAAAAGTAATCAATCTTTATTAAAGGTTCTATTTTGGATGATGTAATCTTATTTTTATTAAGGTATCGCAAAACATCAACAAAATTGTGGAATTCCAACTTGCTGGCGTTATATAAAACTTCGCTAATTGCCTGGCCGAAATTCTTTATAGCCGATAGAGAGTTCGTTATGCTGTTGTGTCGCGTATCAGCAACTATCTTACGGTTATCTTGGCCGAACCGATACGGAGGAAACGATATATTATAGTATTTCTCAGCTTCTTCCTTTACGGCGGACATACGCGCCTTCTCTGACTTCTCGCTCAAAATTGTGAGAAAGACCTCGTAAAATTCTAACGGGTAATGAGACTTTAAGAACGCGCAATACAAACTATCAAGTGCCACGCAATAAGAATGACTTGCGTTAAAACTGTACGCGCTTGAATCTTCGAGTATTTGCCATACTTTACGCGACAATTCATCCGCTTCTGAAACATCTTTGTTCTCTCGATTAATTAATACTTCTTGAAAGCCCTTTAGGAATTGCTCTTTATATTTAAAAACTTTTTCAGGTCGTTTTTTGGCAATGTTTTTAATAATCTCATAGCACTCCGAAAGCGGTATCCCAGAATAATTAAGCGTAGCCATTGCCATCTCTTGATAAAGAACGAAAGTGGACGACATAAAAGGCGTTTGAATGAGTTCGTCGAACGACTTAATTTTATAATCAAAATGCTCTCTTTTTTCAAAGATGCCATACATTGATTTAAAGCCTGGGCGTACCGCTGCCATGAAAGCACACAATTCAGATATGTTCTTCGGCGCATATTTCATTACCCTTCCGCTTGACTGACTTTGTTCGACTTGATTTATTCCTTGTGTGCAGCCAGTTTTGTATATATTCCATGCCTTATCATCCGATGCGCATATCTGTAATAGTTCCTTTACGCGGTGCTTCGGTATGCCGATTCTCTTATAAACTTTATCTATAAGTTCAACAACCATTACCTTTAAGAGATCGTTTTTCAAGAATTTATAATCTTCTGCCCACTTGCCATCCATCAGGCAACAGACTTTATCGCCAAGAATTACTAAGCCGATTTCTCTGCGTATGTCACCCTGATATACAAGGTAGGAACACGGGTGTGGAGACTGAGTTGACACAATCCCCTGATAGATTTCACTCTGCCGGTAATAGCTGACATATTCGGAATCAATATAGTCGTTTATATCGACCAGTTCTTTTTCTTCTTCAGGCGCATAAAACACGGTCTGCTGCCACTGCTGTATCCTCTGTGAGATTGTGTTTGAAATGGAGAATGCCACATCCTGAGATTTTGCGTACATCTTCCAAGCAGCCATAGGCTTCATTGTGATATAGGTAATCATGGGATAGGAATGATTCTCGCCCATAACCTCTATCTGAGCCTGCGCGAATACCTCCGGGTTAGCCAGGTTCAAATCCAAGTCGGCCAGCGTTTTCGCTTCCAGTATCCGCGTCGGCGACATGAAACGCTCCGGGTACATCTTGACCTCGGCGCTGATCCTATCGACATCGGTAAACCCTAAGAGTTTGTTTATGTAGAAGCTAACGCCAGAGCCTCGACCGCTGGATGTTATTATGCCGCCCATTTCCTTGCCTTTTTTTACTATGGCGTAATCGAGCAAGAAGTAATCAGCGTGTTTTGTTGCCTTTACAATCTCAATTTCCTTAGCGATTTCCATCTCATATAAATCCCATTTATCTTGCGGGATATTAGGCGTTTCTTTTACGTACTTGCGCCATATAAGGTCTTCAAAGAATTCATCTTTTTCTTCTTGCGTTAATTCAGGTAAAAGCGTTGGCATTTTTATGTCTTTGGTGAAGCAAGGGTTGTGATATTCCTCGACCTCTAAAAATACAGCCGTATTATTTATAGCCGTTCTAATTTCGCTGTCGGAGAGAATGCCTTGCGAAGCAAACCGATTGTAAACTGTATCGCCATCAGGATAATCAAGATACCAGCCTTCTTCATCCGGGTAGTTCATTTCTTTGGAAGCTAGGTAGTCTGTTCGCTCTTGTGCTTGTCCGGGATATATAAAATGACTGTCGCAGCCGAAAATTATTGGAACTTTTATATCCTTAGCAAGCTTCAATATACGTTTGTTTAGTTCGCGCTGTGATTCGGTATTGTGACACTGCACTTCTAAAAAAAAGTATTTGAAATAAGCGGCAAGGCTGGCTGTGATGCTATCGACATCATAATACTTCCAGTAAGCAACGCAAGCCGTAGTCACAATAACGTCCTGGGGGGGGAGTGACGTTAATAAAGACAAATCAATACGCGGCTGCCCATAATACCCTGATATACTTGCTTCCGCTAGGATATTATTGATCGCTTGCCGCCCATTTTCATTCCGGGCGCCTATATATATATGGCAATTTGTCCTGTCTTTCTCAAACCTGTCTTTAACCCAATACGCTTCGGCTCCGAATACGAATTTCAAATTATACTTCTGGGCAAGTTCATAACCTTCGATATATCGGCCTTGCCATCCGTGTTCACAGGTTGAGATTATACCATGCCCTAATTCCGCCGCGCGTTTAGCGTATGCTTCATTTGTGACTGTGCTGTCCGGCACCTTTGCGTTGGTGTACATTGAATGCCGGTGATAATTCTGGTAAATCAATCGTGTGGCTCGTATATGTGGAAGACCCTATCACTCATTGGTTCAAGCATCTTAACCATTAAAGGCTTAACATCGTTCCACTCCAGCCCTCCGTTGCCACATCCGAGCGCCGGTATCGCTATTGTATAAATAGGGAATATTTTTATAACTTCAATCATTTCTTCCAAACCAAGTTCAATGTATTCCAAACAGGACGGTTCTTTCCATCTCACTTTGGTTGGCAGATTTATAATGAACTTCCCTTCTTCAAAAGAAGTATGAACATGCCCAATTGAAAGCTTCCCATCTTTACATGCTTCTTTATAGCTTTGAAATGTCTTGGGGTAGTTTTGCTTAATCAATAAGGCAACACCTTTGCCCATTATGCCTTCGCAATTTACAGGGTTTACAAGACACTTGGCAGTCGATTTAAGTATGTTTCCTTCCATAAAAGTAATCATTTAGAACAATCCTTCATCAAGCTGTGGCGGGGGGTAGGGTAAATCCCCTGAATGCTCAGAATTGTCCCATGCAAATCGGTAATCTAAATCATTAAGGCTGGTAAAAAATCGGCGCGAGGGCCTGTCATAGTATAAATATAATGATTCTCCCTCAAAGCCCATCATGCGATCCTTCAAAATGTCCAGAATTACGTCGTGTTTGATGGGTTCCTTGATCCACCCACCGTTTTTCTTCGGTTGGCCTTGCTTGTCTTCTTTCTTAACTCTATATAATGATAAGATACGGTGCGCTAAATCAATTACCGCGCTGACGCCTTGAATATCCATCTTGTTCATCCGGCGAACCTGATCCATTTTATGAGGATGGACAACAAGCACAACCGTGACGTTAAACTTAACCGCGAACTTTATTAATTCACTGATAAACTCAGTTTGCCGCTCGTATTTATTGTTTTCGTTCGCCTTTAGGTTTATGGATGTCAAGTTATCCAATATAAATAACTTGCTTCCATACTTCCTTGCTGACGCCTCCATTGATTCCAGTATCTTATCGGCGCTGTTGTCGTATCCGTCCTTATATACATAGAGTTTCCCGGTATAAAAGTGGTCAATATCTGTATGCGCATCGGGGGTGACACGCCAGTATAAAGCGCCGCTGTCTGGACTAACATATTGATTAACGTGGCGTTGACCGGCAAATATAAAGTCAATCCAATTCTTCGACTGATGATTTGGCATCTCCCCCGAATATAGATAGGCATTTTTATTTTTGTCTAGCGCGTTGCATATCAAATTGGATAAGAATGAGCTTTTGCCAGCGCCATTCACGCCCGTCAGAATGTTAAGCGTCCCATAGAAAAGCTTCATCAAGCTTTTATCAAGTTCTGGAAATCCCGTAGGTATCCCATCAATGTCGTTCAAATCAACCGACTGTATTTCACTGAAATCTATTACTGAATCCACCTGTGTATCTTTTGCTGATAATATCAATTCCATTACGGCTCGCTTGCCGCAGAAGAATAAGACTTCATTTAAGTCCTTGGTATGTACGACTTTGCCGTCACCAAGTGTTTGCGTTAAGGGTATATCCACTATTTTCGTGCGCCAACTACCGAGTCTATATACAACTTCCTTCCGCATTTTTAGGCCGGCCGAATCGTTGTCGGAGCAGATGATTATAGATTCAAACTGCTGCAGCCAGTCCCAGTTTTCCTCTAGCCACTGAAAATTACCAGCGCCAAACGGAACCGATACCGCATTCGTATAGCCTGCCTCAATCGCTGAGAGCAGATCCACTTCGCCTTCCGTGATCAGTAGTGGTTTATCCGTAGTTACGCGGTTCATATTATAGAGTATTGGCAAAGTATCCGCGTCTTTCTGGCACCACGTTTTTGTATCCTTGCGTTTATCAATCTTACGTGCGGGCCGGTACTTAACAACGGTCAGGACATCGTTAGTATCGTAAAAATTAAATACGATATTCTTCTGATCGTCCTCGCGGACATCCGCGTAATCTATTGTGGCAGGGCTGATACAGCGTAATCCTAAGTAGTGATACACATTTGTCTTATCTGTACATATAACTTCTCTTGGATACTTATAATTGTGCTGTACTTTAACACCATGTTCGCCAAAGCTATATTTTATGTTTGCGAGTTCAAACAATTTTTTCGCGGCGTCAACATAGGTAAATCCTTTGCGCATGAAAACGTCAATTATATCTACGGTTACAGAGCAGCCGAAGCAGTGCATAGTCCAGTTTTTGGGATTATATATAAAGCTTGCTGTACTTTCTTGATGGAACGGACAACAAGCTTTTAGATTTTTTTTATCAAAGTCTACAAGGTCTAGCTCTTTGGCGATTATAAACGCATTGTTATCACCGAGTTTTTCCTTAGCGGCTTTAATTTTTTCTTTCTCGATAATCACCTGATTTAAAAGGGTAGATCATCTTCCGATATTTCCGGTGGTTCTTGGTAGGCGCCGGGTTCAGGCTTTGGCTCTTCTGGCTTAGGGCCAAGCAAATCAAAGGATTCAACTAATATCTGGTCACCTTTTTTTTCATTGCCGTCTTTATCTTTCCATGTCTGATTTTCAATCTTGCCAGCAATCCCTAAAAGTTGGCCTTTTCTGCTGATATACTTGCTTAAATTGCCGAAATAAACACAGTTAAAGAAATCAGCGTCATAGTTGCCATCTTTATTTTTGAAGTTTCTGCGCACAGCAATACCAAAGCTCACGTATTGCTTGCCGTCTCCGTATGTGCCTTGTTTTGGGTCTGCCGTAATCCTGCCAGTCATTTCAACTCTGTTCAATGTATGCTCCTTAGTTGTGTTGGTGCATGTAAACATACTGGCTTTGGCTACTCATATTCTTATACAAAAATTCATTGCACTTCTTTAAAGACAAATGATTGTTTAGTGCTTTGTACTCATATATAAATTCCCCTCTGGATTGCTTCTCTAATATTCTCTGCTTTATTTCTTCATCTTCGTAATTGGCCTCTATTAGATATAAATCGTAGCCCTTAGCTTCGACTTCGATTGAATTAGTATCCGTAGCGTATATTATTTTCTCGCCATTTGAAAATTGAATCTTATATCCGCAGTTGGGAACGTCGTGTTGTAATCTGAAAGGTAATATTTTATAGCCTTTATAAACGTATATATTATCCATGCTGTAAACATCAATATTGCTTGGAGTAATCTCACAAGCCAAGCACTCGTCGTATAGCCATGCGGGGCACCCAAATCTAAGAAGTGGATGCCTTGCCGCTAAAGTTTTAATTGTGGATTTTTTAAAGTGATCCGAATGAATATGGGTCAAAAGAATTAATTTAAGATCTTTATGATACGGTTCAATCTTCTTAAAACTTATCCCCATTTCTATCGCTAGATCGTTGTTGAGAATAACGCAATTGCCATCACTACCAGAAGCGATAATGTTATAAGTCATCAAGCTTTACTTCTTCAGTTTCTGGCGGTACGGATATTACTTCTTCTTCGTTTAAAACCACGTCAGTTGTTAAGTCTTCCTTAATTACCGCGTTATCTGATTCTACAGCGACTTGCATAGTGTGGGACATTAACCCCCACTTGCTAATTAATTGCCGAATTAAAGTTTTTTCCGCCATCTGGTCAAAATCCTTCGACCAGAATGACATTGACTTACCTTTGTTTTTGTCATAACGATATGCGTTGCTGTATTTCAGAGCGTGGCGTTCCATTTTTGCCTTGCTCCAATAAAGCACTTTGCGAAAACCATTTATATACTCAAACATCGCGTAGTAACCGATTGTTTCAGTTGCGTCGCGTTGTACTTCGTCATCAATTAGGTTTACTTCTATGTCTTCAGTGAGCGGGTCATATTTTATGAGTTCGCCCTTCTTAATCTCTATGACATTTAACTTGCGATACTGCCCTGATCGTAATGCCAGTTGTATATATCCCTTAGCGCCCAATGCAAATGTGGCTACTTTCCGGTTGTTCTTACTGTCATCAAACGGTAACAAATAATACTGTCCCAGTTGTGGGCTTGGTGATAGCTCTAAACTTTCTCCCAGTAATCCAGCGGCTAAAATTGTCGGTGGATCACATTCTTGAAGCGCGGGATTGGCGGCAACCGCCGAACTTATGCTTGCGATAAAACGATTGGCTTGTTTCGGGTCTTGAAGCGTGTTATTTATTAATTTCTTATAGGCTTCAGATTGTATTGCTACACTAAACTTTGGCCTCTGTGCGACTGAATTTATTTGAAACTATACCTGCCTTCAACTAAAAATTTCTTCAACTCCTTCAATTTTGAAATTGTGGCTGTTACCGTAAATGTCAACGTCCGTTCTTCCTCCGGCGCTGGTTCCACGGGTTCCGCTACTGGTTCGCGTACTGGTGAGTCTATTGTTTCTTGCTTACGTTGTGTTGCTTTTTCAATTTCATTGTGCCAGTTATTAACTGTCGTTATCGCTTTGCTACAGTTAAACGATTGTATATATTCTCGCAAGATTTCCTCGGAATACTTCTGTTGATTAATAAGATCAACATCCTCAGCAACCTTATCAATAAACGAACGCGCTTGCGACATCAAGCTTTTCATACTATCGGATAACCGTATCGGTATATTAGCATCGGATAAATTTATATAAAATTCAATATTTTTCGAGAGCCAATACTCATGGAAGTATGATTCCAATTCCGCGCGTTTGCGCCCTTTAATAGTACCTTCGATTAGATCTATCCGTTCTTTCAGAAGAAGATCAGTATCCTTATACTTGTTTGATATGTACTGTTTATATATTGTTTCAAATTCCTCATAAGGTTTCATAATCATAGACTTCACAGATTTTCGCCTATATTCAAGGTCATTGAAGTCTTTATTTAATTGCGCCCGTTCGGTTTTGACAATACCAACGGTGTCCTCAGTACATTCAAGCGAGCATACATATCTGATGCGTTCATCAATTTGATCGCTAACCTGTTGCAACCTTTCAGTTATAATCGGCAGTTGTTCAACGGTAATTATTTCAGCGATAAAATTTCCTCCTCATATGTATGGTAAATATCAAACAATAAGGAAGGAATTCGCTTATATAATTGATTTAATAAGTCCAACATTATCTGCCGCATCTGCGGGTGCGCGGCTTTATCGCAACGCAATTCAAGTATATTCCTTAACGCCCGGATATTGGCCGTCATATATAGTTCTGTCTTAAGGCTTAGGGGCAAGACTGTTCGTGCCTGTTGCGGCGTGGCTTCATATTGAATCATTACCGTATAGGCATGTTCAGCTTCCTTCATTGCGCGTTCCCATGAATAAAAGAGGAAACTTTCTGTATCCCAAAAGTAAGGTCTGATAAAAGTTAACTGGTTATCAAACTTATCCTTGGTATAGTTACAGTACCTCGTACTTTCTTGCGTGAACGAGATGCCTATCCGGTGCCGGGTAAGTTCATTCGCTACGCCCCTATCACAGATAAACCTTATGGATACCGACGGCGCGTGTTCTAACAGAGCAAAATGCTTGTTTATAATAGCGCGTTTAGCAAATGCCACACATGATTGTTCGGAAATCTTATCCTCCGACTTATAACATGTTCTGCCTGCTAATTCAATTGGCCTTAAAAAATCAATTTCCTTTACTTCTGTCAGTATTTCCACCGATGGTTCGATAACCTTGATTTTCTACATCACTCCTTAAAAGGGTACGCATTCGTCAGACATTTGCTTTTCCCTGTTTTGTAAATCCCTTTGCATGTACCAAATACCCTTCTTTAAATCCTGCACAGCCGTACCCTTATGATCGGCACGGCCTATATATTTGAGGGCGTTGCCTAGGTTGTAGTTGAGGCCCCAGTCCTCTATAACGTCAATAACCTCATATGTGCCAGATGTGTAATGCGATGGATGGTTGATGCTATCGCATGTGGCTGTGCCGGATAGTTTGCGGCCGCACATGGGGCAGTAATTGATCTTTAGATCTTTGCGGATGTAATATTCTTCGCCGTCTCCATGCGCTAATGTTAACACATCACTTAATAAATAAAGCGATACGTGTCCACGCCCAGCATTAGGCATTACAATAAGGAAATTTACGCTATCTTTACAATACTCGCATGGTTCTTTCATTTCTTCCTCCATAATTGAAGCACAACATATAACCCTTACTTCTGTTGCGCCGTTACAAGTTTTTATACAGTTCTTATCCTTCTATTTTAGGTTGTCCAAAAAGACGATGTAACCATAAACCTAAACACACAATATACAATTTGATAAGTCCAAACTTTAACAATAAACACTATCAAATATCCACTTGTTATTTAATTTTAGAAACTGTAAAGGAACGAACTCTTAGTCTATTTCAATCATATTAGTAAGATTTGTTCTATCAATCGCTATCTGTATCTCGGCGATATCTTCCTGAGTCTTCTTTAACCTTTCTTTGCATTCAGCTTTGTCGTAATTTAACTTAGTATATTCAATGACGCCATTGTATGTGGAATGCCGGGACACCTGTTCTTTGCGCACTAAATTTTCAAGTATTTCCTTTTCTTTATTGAGTTGCGCCATATAGATGAGACATTCACCAATGGTCATATGATAATAGCCAGAAGAAACCGTTGAGTTTGAGAGATTAAGAAGATGTTTTAAATCTCTTATATCACCGTTTATGTTGCCGATCTTGCTTCTGGTGTCTTTAAAGTCGTAATCAGAACTTAATTTATCGAGATCAGATTGATATGTTGTTGTGCATAGCCTCTGTTCCTCCTCTTCAATTTCTGATTTTTCCTGTTCAAGAAGCTTTATCCGCTTCATGATCTCCGCGTTACACAGCTTCATTCAGTTCCTCCATTTTCAATATAGCTTCCACGGGCTTATACCTATCTGAATTCAGCACATCCACCAGCGCCTGATAAGGATCAAGCTGGCCGGAGAGAACCATATTCAGGATGTTTGTGCTGTACCCACTGACGAAACACAAGCCATTATCATTTAGTTTTAACGGCACCGTATTCGTCCGTGAGTTTACATTCCAAAACACAACTCGCGGAAGCTTATATCCAGCGGCATCGTATTTGCTCTGGATGTTCTTAAACAGGTTAGCGTCAGGCCAGCTACTGCACATATCGAACTCCATGTCGGAGACGATAATGATATTCTTCGGCAGTTCTGACTGCAAAGCTTTACCGGAAACGGCAGCCTTTAATATCAGAGAGAAAACCGCTTCGATATTAGTGTTCGCGACCTTGTTGTATTGCAGCGCGTGAGCCAACTTGTCTCGTAGTGAAGCCATACCGCTAAAATCAACGAACTGCGGGTGCATACTAAATGTTATGTATCTGTCCTTATAGATACCGGACGCGCGTTCAGCAAAATAAATAGCGAGCGCGTTTGCTACCGCCAGCGCCGGGATTTTAGTGCCGGGTATAAGATCGGTCATGCTACCGGAACCGTCAGCCACGACAATTGAGTTAGAATCCTCGCCAACCTTATCGGGCAGGGCTTTCCAAAGCTGCTCCAATGTTTCGTCGTAAAGGCCAATCGAATATCCATAGCCTCTTGCACAAAAATACTGGCTGACAATATCCGCTGGGGTGAGTGTGCCAGCGTGTATCTTTGCTTCGCCTTTGCTAACCGATTCCAAGTAGGCCGCTCGCCGTTCTCCATCATGACGGAAGAATGCTCTATTGTAGAGGACATTCGCCTTAGAGGGAACAGCTTCATATTTAATTAAGCTCCACTGATTCTTGGACATTTTGCACTCAACGACATCGAGATAACTCCGTAGACGCGAGAGCATTTGATTGTAGGCTTTCGCGTCCATGCCTAAACTCTTGGCGATCTTCCTGCCAAGGCGGATCTTTTCTTTATTTGTGGCGGATATACTAGGCAGCCACTTGCCCATTAAAGATATTGGCTTGCGTGACATTTTACCGGCGATGTCATTCCCAAGCTGTTTGCGGATAAATGCTAGTGTTTCAAACTCCGCGGATGTATCAAGAAGCGTAAGCAAGTCATCAAAGCGTCCGTACTCTGGCACCAGCGGCGCCAATTCCTTCATATTAATGTCTTTATTTTGCGCCAGCCCATTTAAGATTAACCGGAACAACCAGCGCTCGCCCATTCCCTGCCGAATATCACGGGCAAAAAACAGCCATTTGAGCGCCAGCATCTTGTCATCACGATAGGCTTGGATAAATAGATTCATTATCCTATTCTGTGAAGCTTTCCGCAGGCTCGGTACGATGTAGTTAAGATTCAGCAGACTAGATCCGGTTGATTTATACCCTACGGCGCCGTTCTCCGTAAGTTGTTCATCGTCTGCCTCAAGGAGCCTGTCCCAAAAATCCAATCCTTACTCATCTTCCTTCCATATTTTGTGCCATAAGGCAAACTTGTTCTCAAACCTGGGTAGGTATTCAGTTTGCCTTATTGACACAGTTTATTAACGCTAGGCACGTTGTCTTGCTTTGGTATTACTTTGCGTATTCATTGGCTACCCATTAGAATTATCAAATTTTGGTTGCTGTATGTGCCTAGTAATTCGGCGGCGTATTTTATTTTGCTTCAGGTGGGGATCAACCAACATATATCAAATAAATTTTGAAAGTTTGCTGAAGCCGTCAGGTTGCGTCAGACCTTTAAATGTTGATTGTTATCGGCGCGTTTAACTTTATATTTTAGCAGAATATAGTTTTTTTGTTTGCTGTTAGCGCCGAAGATACGTTATCTTTACTGTTTAATGTGTGGCATAGGTTAAGAAAATAAGGCGCGTTATTACCATTATCCAATTGTGTGGTTAATTTGCTGTTAGCGCCTTATTCATTTATCAGGCTCAATTTAGCGATAACGAGAGGGGAGGAGAAAACGCCAAATTTAAGTCTCTGATGTTAATAATTTCCAACCTATGCCGCAACATCAATACTCTAACAGAATTGAAATGCCAAGATTAATATTAAGTGATAAAATTACAATATTGCATTAATTATATATCAATATTGGTGGATTTCAGTTTCGTTGTTGAGTATGAATACATAATAGCATCTCATAAAATGGTTGTCAAACCCGGATCTCGCAGATTATAACAAATATTTAGAAATTATTCGACATATCTGTTTATAATAACAACCATTCGTTACCAAATTGGCAGATTCGACAAAGAGAATTAATACAATTAATTTGTTGGGGTTAGTTGTATACTGTCGCAACCACAGCAACGTTGTCGTTATAAATGTCGAAAAAAACTATACGAATCTTTAAAATTATTTAGACGTTTGGTTACGCGGGTTACTAAACGCCTCTGTGAACCACTTTATGTCCTCGTCAGACAATGGAATCAGTTCATCCGTAGCCGTGTCGTACTTGGAGATAAGAAAATCACCGTGTATGCGCATATACGCATCAGCGGGATTGTATACATTGCCAGCCGCCGCGGATATTTGTTTCAAAACGCTCTTCAGATAGTCACTATAAACTGTACGGTTATAAGACCCCGCATCAGCTGTAAGATATTTTTCATTGGCGAGGATAAGATACTCTGGGTGGGCGAGATTATAAGGTATCCGAATGTGATTGCCACACGTGTATTTGTTGACCTGTGATTTTTTGTTAGGCATCTCTATAAGCTCCGGGTTTTTTAAAGGCCGAACCAATAGCACTTTTATCATATCATAGTGCTTATGCTCATATACGGGAAGCTCCCAGCCATATCTAGCCGCCGTTGCCTGGAACAATGGCATTCCGTAAGGCTCGTAGTCGGTGAAACCTTCTAGTCCGTCATCTAGGATAATGTTCCACGCCCTAACCAAATCGTAACCAATCACCGCTGAAAGGCCGCGCTTGCCATTTGCTTTCTCCCAGCCCCATAACAGGTCACGCTTTAAATCTGACTGAATATTTTCCTTATTATATGGGATCAGTCTTTTGGATCTGCATCCGAACGCGCGGCATTGGTCGGTCGATAGATAATCCGCCAGCCTAACTATAAACCGCTTATCCAGATCGCATTCAAGTTCGTTATAGTGGGCGATAACCCAATCTAATGTTTTCATATTCCTTCCTTTGGCGATATTGGTGGTTTATCGGGTTGAGTTGCCATTTCCTTTTTTGATTTCCGCTTCTTTTTGGGCTGCTCATCTATCACCACCGGCTCGCGCGGCATACTGTCATTGATGAAGACAGGCGCAGGTGTGTTAGTAAGTTCTGTTATGGGCACAGGCTCAGGAATATTCTCATCCTTCATGATGTCCGCCGGATTAAGTTCTACTATATTAAACGGCGCTATTTCCTTCCAGATAAACTTTCCCTTGCCTGAGTTTCGCCATTGCCCAAGTCCTTTATAGAAACCGTAGTCCAGCCATTCCTTTATGGCCGATATGTAACCTTCGGAAAAACTTACAATCCGAAAGTTTATGGACGAACCAGCGGGTATTTCTTCGCTGCTGGCTAACGTCACGCGATCCCCTTGCGCTGTCTGGGCGCGGAGTGGGCGTTGGCATGTGCCCATTGCCTTATCACCAGGGATATGTAAAACTATTTGTCGCGGCTGGATAAAGATTAGCTGGTCTATAATTTTCTTGTAGGCGGTTAATTTCCCTGACTGATTAACCACTTTTTTATTTTTGGTTCCGTCATCCTTTTCTGTTAATCTCTGCAACGCCCCGCAGGCTTCCTTGAAAAACCCTTTCAATACATAATCATATATGAAAGGCAATCCGTCAGCCGTGCGGGCAAAAACCGTTGTTCTATTTTCCACGGTTTCATCCACGCCTACCGCATCGATTTCATCCTCAATCTTTGGGGCATTCGGAGATTTACTGCCAATAAACTCAGCAAAAACTTCCTTTGAGTTAGGCAGGGCGCCAAGGATATTTTCCCTGAATTGAAGATGAACGTATAAGTCTTTCGTATTAATCAACCTTCCTTTGTTTTAGCCCCTGCTTTACCGGGCGGTCATGATTCTTTGCTTCGCTTCACAGTATATTTTGCCAATGCGCCACGCCAGTATACGTAGCCACACCATACCATCACTTTGCCATCGCAATATTACACTAAAGTCTACATCACATCGCCATGCCATAGCCATGCGCATCGCCGCTTCACATTGCCATTGCATCGCGTTAATACGCTTTACAAGGCTTTGCCATTGCGCTGATGTGAGGTGCATTGCCTGACCTTGCCATAGCCGTGCTTAATGAATCTCCCAGCGCCGCGTAACTACACACAAGCAATGAATCGCCCAGAGTCACATCGCCTTTGCTGCGTTTGGCTTCACCTTGCCATTGCACGTAAAGCATTTCAGTTCCATTCAACTCAATGCCAGCGCAAAACAGTCCGCGCTATACCATGGCCTTTGCTTGGCAACACGCTTAGGCGCGGCACGTTGCCATACCCTCACAATACGACGACTAACATTACCATGCCTTTGCCGCACGCAACCGGACAGTGCGCGACTACGCCGTTGCATTACTACAAAGGGCTATACTTCACTTTGCCATCGCGCCACATCGCCCACGCTAAACTCCACGGAACTGGACTGTCCCCCACCATAACAACGCAATATCCATCTTCGCCATTGCGTTACGGTGTAGGTCGTCGCAACACCATACCATAGCCAAACACAGCAACGCTACTCTGTTCCTTGCCATCGCGACACAAAACAAATCCTACACGGCCATGCCTTTGCAAAGCCCAGCCTCGCCAAACCAAGCCTTCGCAAAACCCAGCATCACATAACTAGTCCGTACCATACCATCGCGATCGTTACATAAAACAGCCAGACCATACTATGCCATCGCCCAGCATCGTTGCGCTATACTATGCCATCGCAGAACAAACAAAACTATGCACTGCTATGCCACCGCACAACAATACCTTCCTGCACAACGCCACCGCACTACCTAACGGCGATTTGCTTGACTATGCCATTGCGTTATGTAGCAAAGCTATCTAAACCTTACTAAGCCATGGCGT